CATTTCCTCCACACTGTGACGCTGGCAGCGCCAGGAATTCTATCGTTTATTGTACCGCAGCAGCACGTCCAAACTGAATCGTCTGCCGCAAAGCGGCAGCAAAACCGGCAAAGCCGGTTTTCGTTGCGCAACATGCGCAGTCTGCCATCTTACAGCAGTTACCGCCGAATGGCGGCTGCAAGCGGCTCTGTCGTTTCCACTGCGCTTATTGTATCATAATTTAGACCTTCATTCAATGCCCGGAAAGCCCGTATTCATCGGGATTGTTTAATATACAAAGCTGTGTGAAACGGGGTGAAAACGAGACAATTAGTAACAAATTAGTAACACATTTTTCTGAAATTAGGGAGGGTGCTTAGTGGCGCCCTCCCTGTGTTCACAATGCGGCAAATTTTCGCATAACACTGTCATAAATTTTACGGTTAACAATGTTTAGCGTGTCCATCAGGTCATCCATAATGGTCCACGCCGCGCGCGAGTCTTTGCCATATACAGCCCGAAGAAAGCCACTGTACCTGTCAACCATCGAGGATTTCTCGACAACTGCTGGGGCACGAGAGTACATGACCGGGTCGTACTGTGCGGGCTTTACATCATCCTTGTGCATTTCATTCCGTATGGCGTACAGCTTTTCTGAATTTTCCTTTCCCTGCGCGCGGTCTTTTCGGCCGCTTGAATGAATCGTCAGCACTATTGGAGTTACCGCCGTCAGCACTGCGACAAATAAGGGAACAAACCGTTCAAGCAGCTCCATGCCCCAGCTCCCCCAACAGTTGTTTCACGGCCCCAAGCGCTGCGGCAAGATCATCCCGCAGCCTTTCCAACTCCGGTTTTAAAATTGAGATCATCTCGCCCTCAGACGCGTCCGGCTTATCCTCACACTTCCAGCCGTTGAGCAGGTTTGCCCGGATGATCTCCGGATAATCCCGGTAGCAGGCGTTGATATCGACCGGTACAGAAATACCGTCCACACGCCCTACAAAGCCCCGCGCGTCCCCATGATGCTGCCACATTCCGTAACTGCCGGTGTAGGTGCATTTTTCGGCGTACTGTGCAACCCACTTGTCATATGCTTCAAGCTGTTTGTCGTCCACCCAGTATTGCAGCCAGTTTGTCGAAGCGTACAGCCCCGCGTAGTACCCGGCGTCCTCCAGAACCTTTAGAAACGCCTTAGCCATGTCGGTACGAAGCTGCTTTCCCTTGCCTACTCCCCAAGCGTTACCGCAGGGGGATTCGTATTCCTGGTCCATGTACACCGGATAGGTCGGGCGCAGGCCGTCGAGCGCCCTGACGAATGCCGCCGCCTCCTTTTGCGCTTCGGCGACCGTCACGGCGTCGCTCCACCAGTACGCGCCCCAATCAAGCCCCGCGGCCAGTACAGCAGGCAGGTATTTTTGACGGAACGTCCCCATTTCCCGAAGGCCCTGCCCGGCTTTGATGATCACAAAGCGGACGCCGTCCGCCTTCACGCGCTCAAAATCAATTTCTCCCTGGTGCGACGAGATATCGATACCCTTGATGACTTCTCCCACCTTACGACCTCCAAAATGTTTAGTTAAGCTTGTCCCGCGGACAGCTTTCCGCCGTTGAGCTGGTTGACAACGGCTTCGATCATCATGTCAAGCTTATCGTAGTCCGCTGTGATACCGTGGTCAGACAACCACTGGATCACATACTGCTTTTTTCCTCGCCGTGCCCCTGCCCTTTGTAGATCTGTTCTGCGGCCGCAACGGCGATTTTCACCCACTCAAGCATTTCTTTACGCTGTGCATCGGTGGTCTTGCTTTTGATATAGGGAATCAGAAACGCTGTCACCAGCGCGCCAATAAGAGTGAATCCTGCTTCCATGATAGGTGTGATATCGAATGTCATATTAAATAGCTCCTCTCTCAAATTTCCAGACCACCCGAAACGGCCTCTTTTACCTTGTCTCCCGGTAATCAAGGAAATCGCGTTTTACCATCCGCTCTTTATATGCACGTTCAATGTTTTCAATGGCAAGCACCGCCCGATTATTCTCGTACAACGGATGGGTTTTACAGTACTGTTCGTATCCTTTGATATTATGCAGGATTTCGTTGTACTCCTCCTCGGTGTGTTTTACGTCTCGAAGCAGCTCAGTATTAAACCTGAAAATCCTGTAACGGTGCAAATCCGCATTCCGTTCATCACCGGTCTGTATGATGCCGTCCAGGACACTCTTGTATGTATCCAGCGCTTCCCGGATTTCCCCTCTGTACTCGGCTTCATCATGCCGCAGATCTTCAAGCTCCTTTATCACGTCCCGATTAAGCATGCCCCGGACAGCTTTTGCCATCGCCGACCACGGGTTAATTTTAATCGGCGCGATTTGTATAACCGACAGCGCCGCCGCTGCGAGGAACAGAAGCACCTCATAATTGTCCTTCAGCAGCCCGACCATATCCATCAATGTCATTCAGGCTATATCCTCTCTTGTGCAGATTATTTTCCGACGATTTTGTCCATATCCTCCTGTGTCAGCTTGCCCTTGTCAACGAGAGCCTGGAGCATTTCCACTGTCCATAATCCCCGGTCGTAGTTCTTTTTTGCCATATCCTTCAAAGTCATGTGCGCTCCCTCCTTACAGCATCATGGCGTTCTGGTATTCCAAGGCCGCCGCGATACGCTCCTCCACACTGGGTTCCGCGGGCGGCGGGTTGTCCTCGAAATCCTCGATAGCTGAGAGAATTTCATTATCATCCATAAGGTCTGTAATGTTCGCACCAGACTTTTTGTATAACTCCACAGCCTGATTGAACTCCATGGCGCATCCGCCGTTGATAACGCCCGCTGTGATAATCATTTTGGGCCATGGGTACTTCTCCGCCCATTCCTTCGCCGTGAACTTCGCCCCGCTGGGCGTGATGATGTCGTCTACCCGGTTCCAAATTTGATAGCGCATGGGTACTTCTCCCTTCAATCTGTTATTTTAAAGCTAAGAGCAGTAAGGATTTCCTGTACCTGTTCTTTGAGCAGCGCCGGAACGTCATCCAGCGTCTTTTTGCCTTTCATGATCAGTGTTGCGTATACTTTAGCCATTCGTTTTCCTACCACCTTCCAGGGATGCCACGCGCGTTTGCAGGGCGATCATGGTTTCATATACTTCCGCCAACGCAAGCATGGCGTCTGTGTTCTGCCCGTCTGCCGTTTCGTAGTTTTCCGTGAGTGCTATCTGCGCATCGGTCATCTGCGTTTCTAATGCTGTAATACGTTCGTTCTTGGAGGGCGGGACAGGAGGCGGCGCGGGGTGCTCCGTCTCCCACGTCTCGATTTCCCCGCTTGTGGCGGATTCCCTCCACTCTGAGCCATCCCAGGCCGGTCTGACAAACCCATCCGCACCGGCATACGGCCGCATCATTGGCGGCGGCGCGTCTACCAAACATTCCCCTTCCAAAAGCGTATAATACTGAATCTTTTCCTGCGTCTCTCCGGTTTCGTCCAGTGCATTAAATACCAATACCAAAGTTTTGTATCTGTTTTGCGAATCAATGACGCTGCAGTATTTGTAATCCGTTTTTCTCATCCCCTTCTAATTTAAATATAAAATCCGCATTGTGTTGCAAAGCTACGTGCTGTAAGGCCGTCTCCTATGTAAAACCAAATACCTCCATCAGCATAAACTATTATATTTCCCATCATTTTTGTGTTATCTTTTTCTCCTTTACCGACCCAAACCGGGATAAGCGTGTTATCTTTCGGGCGGAACCCTTCCGGTAGATGGCTGACAAGGAAATTATGTGTAATTTTATCTTCTGTCTCGCTTATATGTACATTTATATCAAGCCAAACCATCCCAAATTGGCCTTTAGAATATTTGGCACGCCCCAAGAGGCCGCCATATAATGTCATATCATACTGTTGCGGTGCGGATGCATGGGCCAGCAACACCCATTCTTTTATTTCATATTCCCACACACGGCCGACCCATACTTTCTTGGCCAAACGCGGAGAGGTGACGATCAACGTTCCATACATGCAGCCGCCGTTTGCATCTGTAAAACTTGTAAGCAGCTGCGCATAATAATCGCCGACATTATAATCTGTCATTGCAAAACTGGGATCGTCTAAATGTTGATTAACTTCCTCTGTCATTGCTAAGATATGATACAACCCAGCATGCGGAAATTGTCGAGGTGAAGAAAATTCGGATATAATAGCGCCGGTATAATAATCATTTTTTAGGGTATTTAAATCAACCGTATCGGCTTTTGCATTCAGTTTTTCTTCAATTTCTGTTTTTGGCATCAAATCTGCTAATATTTGATTAAAATCCGCTTCGTCTCCTGTAAATCCTCCCTGAACGGCCGATTTATACGCCGATTTTCCCGGAATCGCAGGAAGAATTTTAATTTCTTTTGTATTAGGATCACGATATTGAATCGCTGCAATCAAATTATCCTGCATTTTACACCTCTTTACTGATATAAGAAAAATCCAAGTGAAGGCTTGTGCCTATCGGGATTATTTCAGTTGTTATTAATGTGCCGTCCGGACTTAACTGTAACCGGTATTGCCCTTCATCCACAGAAACAGTTGGGTATTGCATGGAAATTGGCTTAATCGGGAGATTTAAAATAATTTTCCCTGCGCCGATCTCTCTTTTGCTTTTTATATTTGCATTTATTTGCGCCAAATTTCCAATTTGCGATATTCCAGATATGTTTCCCGGTATCTGTTCCCAGGCGTCTGTCAAATTTAATCCTATGATGGCTTCATTTTTCAGATTTAGCCATTCTTGATACACTTCATTTCCGGTTTTTACAACAACTCCATTGATTTTCAAAGGCGTAAATAAAAAACCTTCATCGCTTAAAAAGCAATTATTTTTTCCTGGATTGGGATCTTCACCTGAAATAACGCTTTCTCCAGACTGTCCATGCTTACCCCCCCCCCGTCATTGAATAGCTGTTGAACTAACCCACAGATCTGAAGCTTCATTTGGCCTTCCTGATGCGCCAACCCTTATATTTCCATTTAGCTCCAGAACAAGTATTAGTGGGCTTTTTTCTAGTGAATCAAGCGAACTTACTACCCCAGTAAAAACTACCTGTTTAATTGGAATTTGAGGGGATCTTGCGATAACTGTATTAAATTCCAATTGTGTTCCTCTTGCGCGTATATATAGAGTTATCAAGTTTTCAGTAAAAGCTATTTTGGAGCCGCCATTGTCTTCCCAACCGTTTAAGAATATCAAGGGCTCTGATTGAAATAATGCCGATACTTGTTCCCGTGCAATACCGCTATCTTCAAGTTTTCCATTTTCTCCGGCTATCAAAAGATTTCCTTGTACGGCTTGCGGTTTTGCAGGAGCATATTCATTTGTATATTTTTTCGCGTCCTCCAGAGCTTTTTCAGCGGCGCCCGGCGGATCTATAGCCGGGATGTCCTCAACCGGCGTTTCGGTATTTAGCCAAAAAGTGATCTTCTCGTCGCTTGGCGGAGATGTTACAATCGGGACCTTTCCGCCGCCCGCGCCAAAACCTGCGACCTTTTTTCCGTCTACATAAATTGCCATGACGCGCCTCCTCATGTGTATTTATAAACATCGACGGTATTTGATTCGGGGTTTACGTGGTCTATTATGCCGCCCCCAAACAGCGCATACTCTCCAACCGCAGCGGTGGCGGTTGTATCCGAACCAGATGTTGCGCCGGGAGCAAAGGTGCGGACGAGATATGGATCATACACAGCCGCCGAATTACCATCTCGCTCCTTAAATATTGCAAACCCTTTCAGCGAAGCTCCCGCAAGCAATGTATCAGTCTCAAAAATCTCAACCGACGATGTTTTTGTTAAGAAGCTATCATAAACATCAATTACATTTGTTTTAATTCCCGTCTGACGGATATGCCCCCCTACAAACATAGCGTAGTTTCCTGCCGCGGCTCCCGCACTTTCGCGCCGCGCTTGGCTCAATGCCAGAGGAGTTGTTCTCGTCAGGCTGCCATTGTATGCATCTACGACTGCAACGCTAGCATCGCTGCCCGCGGAATCGCCCCCTGCGAATAATGCATACCCACTTACAGAGGCTGCCGCAACACCAACCCGGCCTACGAGCAACGGTGTAGGCGTCGTTCGAGTCAAGCTTTCATTATATGCATCTACGGCGGAGACATAGGTGGTACCGTTATAACCTCCTCCAAACAATGCGTATCCGCCCACCGCGGTTGCTGCAAGATTAGACCGCGCTAGGTCTAGTGCTTGGGGAAGCGTCCTCGTCAAGCTCCCGTTGTACGCGTCTACTATATTGGATTCGGAACCATAGCCACCGCTAAAGGCTTCGCCACCTCCGAACAGCGTATATTCACCCACTGCGACTGCTGCAAGCTTAGACCGTCCTATGCTTAAGGGTGTGGGCGTTGTCCTTATTAATTCCTTGTTATATGCATCCACGTTGGATTTGCCACTGACATAGTTGTTACCTGACTGGCCTCCTCCAAACAATGCGTATCCGCCCACCGCAGCGGCCGCAAGCGACGACCGTGCTTCGCTTAATGGAGTAGCTTCTATAAAATACTGCACATGCAGCGATGCGGTCAAAGCGGCTTTATATTGGTTTGTCACCACCACTGTGACCGTGTTGTACTGCGCCGCACCGCGCACCGCCGTAACGGACCATGTACCTTCTGTGGGCAGATCCATGACCACTGTGCCGGTAGTAGACAGGGCCTCCACCTTCCGGCTCCCGGATGTCGCTGTGACCACCGCGCCCACATCGACCGTGACCGTCAATGTGGCTTGGAAGGTGCTCTCCATTGCTCCGGTCACACCGAAAATGGATACGCCTTTCTTAATGTTGACAGAGGTTAGGTTAGCGTCGCCTTTTATCGTCTGTGTCCCGCCTAAATACTGGCCTGCGGCGATCGTTTGGTCGGACGTCCCCGGTGTGTAAGTCCGCGCGCTTTTGGTTGGGATCAGCCCCTCCGCTTTACCTGTGGCAATGTAAGCCGTTTTCCCGGCGAGGATATCCCCCGCCGTGGCTGTAGCGTCCCCCGTGCTTGCCCCGGTCTGTATCTTGGCAATGTTGTCCGCCATTGTCTGGAATGCCGCATCCTGCGCCGTTTCTACTCCTTTGTCAGTGATGGCGGACGCAACCTTCTTCTTCCCATTACTGACAGAGATAAAAAGCTGGTCAACCGCCTCCTGTACGGTGCTTGCGGTCATCCCCTTTGGCGGCGTGATTTCTATATCGTCGGCGGTCAGGGGCGGCTCCTCCTCATCCGTTACCAGGATGGTGTGAGGGACATCCGGAAACGCCTCTGAATACTGCATGTCGGCCCCGCCCTCGGAACGGACAACATTGGTCAGGTCTCCGCCACCGCCGCCCGAAAAAGGTCCGTTGTTCACCCAGTCCATCGTTACGCCGTCAAACACATAGATATCATACGGCGCCGCTTCCCCCACGCCGTAGGCATCGCCCACGCTGGGGCCGCTCACCGCATCTCTGAGGGCTGTTTCCGAGGCGTAGTACCCAAGCACGGTCAGACCCTTCCCAGGTTCCCCGCGCGGTCCCCGCTCGCCCTGTTTGCCCTGCGGCCCTTGCGGAAGTCCGAAGTCCAGATTAACCACGTCGTTCTTCATGGTCTTTTCAACGGTGGGGGTTTCGGCTGTGTGTGCCTCTACGGTCATGTTGGTAATGGAATTCGCCGCAGCTTTTGCCTCGTCCACAAGTCCCTGTACTTCATCAATGACCGACTGCCGCCCAAAATCCTTGAACTGCCTGCCTGTCATTTTCATGGCCGAGCCTTGCTGCTCCACCACCATCAGAGAATCATCATCAAGACTACCAACTTGGGGCAGTTCGCCAATTGTACTATCCGGCATTTACTTTCCCTCCAGCGCCGATACACGGCTTTCAAGATTTGTAACCGCTAAAGATATATCGTTTACTTTTAACGTCAGGGTGTCTAATGCGGTTTTCATACTGTTTAGCTCAATTTGCATCGCCCCAAGTGACTGCGTTACAAACGCCCGCAGGCTGTCCGTGTCGTTGGAAAGCGACCTGTTTGTACGGGACTGATACGGATATTCGTCCTCAAGCTCCTGCTCGCCTGGGGCGGATATATCCGGGAATCCGTCCCCATGATCTTCGATGCTTGACAAAACGCCATAAATACCGCAAACATTTACGCCATCGCCTAGTTCCGCAGCAGGGTCAATCCCCGCCGCTTTCGCATCAAATGCCTGATACTGGTAATCCTGTACCTGCACAAGTATTGCGAGTGCCATTTCCTGTGTTGCGTATGGGCAGAGTGCATACAAATCTATCCCATCATATCGGCCAGCCGTTATTGTCTGATCATTTGCAGTCTGGAGCGTGACAGATGTTATTTTCTGCCGGATGCCATTATCCACAAAATCAGTCACACTTAAGCCTACTTGATGCTTATCTGACAAGGATTTTCACACCCCCAAACACAATCGCATCGCCGTGCTCCGTGACAAGATAGTTGCTGTCAGCCGGAGCGGAAATAAGAGGTATCAACCGGAGATCGCCCTTATCGTTGATAATCCAGTTTCCCCCATGGGCTGCCGCTATGTCACAAAGCGCATCGCGCCGCATATATTCCCCCTCTGGATAAGCGTTCATGGTGTAGGGGAGAAATACAGTCCGCTCGTCGATACCAACGTCCATTGATGCCGCTATGTCCCGCGCCGCCTGTTCCATCGTGCAGGGGAAAAATGTTGCGACTGGCGTCTTTGGCGTCCAGGTCATATCGGCCTTTAACATGGCGTCGTATGCTTCCAGCTTCCAAACGCCGTCTGACTGCTCTCTGCGGTTAACGAAAAACACACCTTTGGGGAGCCACTCTGAGCTTGTTACACCGTTACGCAGACGGACAAAACGCTTTATGACGGCGCCGCGCGGGATATCAGGCGCGTATAACTCCAACGTCAGGGTTGCAGACATGGCGTTACCAATGCTGAAATCATCAAACAGGCTCTGGCTGACGGAGTGGGAAACCTCGCTCTCTGGTCCGTATTCGCGCCCGTTAATATCGAACTTGTACTCGCATATGGTTCCGCGCTGCCGGAATAACTGTTTCCACAGCCCGCTTGTTTTCTGCGCCATATTTTAAATCTCCGTCATGTCGAAGGTCGCGCCCTCCCACTTGTCATCGTCGCCGTCGATCACATCACAAGTCGCGCTGAATGTAGAACAGTAAAACCGCCTTGTTGTAACACCGTGGATATCAAGATAAGTCGCATTAAATTCCGCCGTGCTCAAATCATCGTCGAGCCTCGCCAAATCTGCCCGCGTCATATTAAACAGCGTGTACGATATCTTCCGCTTTGCGGCTACCTTGACGCGCCGCATAACGCCGTCCTTTGTCCGCCCGGATTGGCCCCCATCCAGATCATTGCGGGACCAGCCATAGCCCTTTTGCTCAACAAACTTTGAATAATCGTGCCCATTGATCTTTAAAACTTCAATCAATTTAATCCCCCCTTACACAAGGAGCGGGCTTCTGCCGCCGGAACGGGTCATCTGGTTAATATGCCGGACAGTATTTCTTGCCACTTCCCGGCCATCCAGATTGACAACGATTGTCACATCCCCGCCGCCAGCCGCGCCGCTCTCCTGCAAGGCTTCCATAAGAGCCTGTTTCATGGTGGACAGCGGAGAGACAATCTCTGTCTCTTTCTTGTTATCGCCCAGCATAGCAAGGAATTCTCTGTTCGGCGGTACAACGGCACCCGTCGCCAGACGGGGGAGCTTTACCTCTGAAACATGCGATATGTTGAATCCAAAGGACTTTCCGCCAATGCCGGGCACCCAGTCTGGTACTTCGAAACTGATTTTGTTCAACTGATCAATCAGCCAGTTGATGCCATCGATCACCTTGTTGATAAGTCCCTCGATAAAACCAATAATTTTATTAAAAACGCCTTTGACGAAGTCTCCAACAGCTTCAAAAGCCTTTCCAATAGGACCGGTAACATGTTCCTCGAACCAGCTTCCCGCAGCTTGCCATACCTCCACAATGGCGTTCCACACATCGGACGCCGTTTGCCTGATACCATCCCATAGACCGGAGAAAAACTCGCCTACAGGCTGAATAACGGTTTCATTGAACCATGCGGACACCGCGCCCCAAATCTCCTGAATGCCCGCCCAGGCGTCTGAGGCGAGGGTTTTAATAGTATTCCAAAGCCCTGTGAAAAACTCAGCGACTGGCTGTATGACGTTCGTGTTGACCCACTCCGCAACGGTTGCAAAAACCGCTTTGATAGAATCCCACACAGCAATAAACCCGGCCTTAATTTCTTCCCAGTGTTGCGCGATGAGGACAACGAGCGTTGCAACCGCAGCAACAATGCCCGCCACAACGCCCGCAACTGCGGCAGGCGCGCCAAGAATGATCGCGCCGATAGCCGCGAGGCCGGTACCAACGATCATGAGGGTCTCATTCAGCCAACTGAATCCATTATTAAGCATGTCGAAAAAGTTCCCTGCCGCCAAAGCAATTCCGCCAAACAGAGCTGCCGCGCCAGCTAGCGGGGAAGCGCCGCTGAAAATAGAGGCGAGTAATTGCTTGATACTGTTAATAGCCGGGGATATCGCGCCAAGCAGGCCGTTAAGTCCCGAGGTGACGGCAAGGCTGATCTTCCCCGTGATAAAACTGCCAATTGCGGCGGTTATCAGCGGAAGTAATTGCAAGCCTATTAATCCAACCAAAATCATAATCGATGCAACAATCGTAGATGGGTCCGCATTGGCGATAAATCCCCCCAAAAGTTCAAGCAGCGACGGGATAAGTGCCCCCAGCGTTTCAGCGATAGCCGCAATAACGCCCGCCCAATCGATGTTGTTCATAAATTCGGCTATCTGCGCACCGATCTGTGACCAGTCGATAGTCCGCAGCGTTTCGGTGATGGAATTGAAGAAGCCGATTGCGATATTACTCGCAGCTTGTCCAAGCTGGGCCATATCCAGACCAAGGAGAAAGCCCGCAAGCGTTTCGAGCGCCCACTTGAACCCAGCCCACAACATCTGTCCAACCGCATACCAGTCAATCTGACTTACGGCGCCGTTTACGGCCGCCGCCAAGCTGGCGCCGAAACCAACCCAGTCAAACGTATAGATCAGGTTGACAAGAAATTGCAGCGCAAGGTTAAATCCAGCACCCAGTGCCGCGCCAAGCGTATACCAGTCAATGGCCGATACAAGGCCGTTAAACGCGTCGGCAAGCTCCGCGCCCAAAATGCCAAACTTTTCAGCCAAGCCGGGGAAGGTGAATGCTTCGTACAGCTTGGCGGAGAAACCGTTGAGCCACGTGGCGAATCCAGTGAACGCCGCTTTCAGTTTCGGGATGCCCTGCTCAATGAGGTATGTTACAAAGGTGTCGAGCGCCTCGCCCCAGGAATCAAAAGCCATCTGTACGCCCTCGGTGTCCGGCGCAGGAACCTCAACGAACGTGCCCCCTCCGACACCTGTATCAATCCCGGCGCCGCTGCCAGAGCCCGAAATAGATGCAGTATCCCCGGCAAGACGGTTGATCTCATCAAAAGCGGCAAGTGATTTTTTCTGCTCCTTGTTTGTTTGAGCTGTCGCATCTGTAAGGTCCTCTTGGTTTTCAACGGCGCTTCCGATCTCAGACGAAACGCCGCCGACGGCCTCCTGCTCCTGCTTAAGCTGTGTATTGTTCGTACCGCCAAACATAGACGATACCGCCGCCTTAAAGGCGTTTGCCATGGTGATAAGGCTGGAAACAACTTTGTTCAGCACCTTTACCACAGGCAGGAGGATTTGCGTAAGTGCCTGTCCGATAATGGACATGAACTCCTGCCATTGCATGGACAGTATGCGCGTCTGGTTGGCCCAGCTATCCTGCGTCCGGACAAAGTCCCCGGAGGCCATGGCGAGCTGATCGAGGACAAAGTTATATCGTAAAGTCACAAGCTCCGCTTGTGACATGCTTTTTATGCTCCTTGTTATCCCCTGATTGAGCGCATACGCTTCAAGGTTGGCCTGCGTCATCACAATTCCGAGATCTTTCAGCGTCTCGGTTTCCCCTGTGAAAACAGATTTCAGCTTGATATCCGCCAAATCCTGTGAAATATTGTAAAAGGAGGCGACGTCTCCTGTCAGCCCTGTCAATGTGATGGCCATATCGGAGGCTGCGTCCATAGACAGGCCCATATTTTTAGCCATCGCCATGTATGTAGAAGCCGTCTTTTTTGCCGCCAGGGTACGCATGCCAAAGTTTTGAATGGCAGAGCTGGCGAATTCCTCCACCTTGTACGACATTTCGCCAAAGGCAACATCCACTACATTCTGGACTTCCGCAACATCACTGCCAAGCTGAATCGCTTCTTTGCCAAACTGGACGATTTTATGGGTAGCAAACGCACCGGCGATAATTCCAGTCAATTTTTTGGCAGCGGAGGCCATTCCGTCCAGCCTATTCTGGATGGCCTTCAAGCCGCCAAGCGCCTTTTTGGGGTCGGCGGTTATGTCAATAATAATGCTGCCGTCCGCACTTGCCACGATGTCACCGTCCTTTTTGGCTTGACTTTCAGCTTGGGAGCATTTACAATTAGTTCATATTCTGACAATAGGAGGATCTCACATGAAACGTAAATTGTTAGCCTACTGTATAGCCTTGTCTGTAGCCATGCTATTTTTCGGGTGTTCAGCCCTCGATCAAACAGCAGATAAAACGGAAAATAAACCGAACAACACTCAAACCGTACAAGATCCGCTTGACATGGACGCCGCCGGAAATATCTCTGTCGATGAGCGGCTTTTTGATGTAACGCTTACTATTCCTGCGGATTACATTGGAGAAGCAACGCAGGAAACGCTTGATGCAGAGGTAAAAGAAAAAGGCTTTAAATCGGCGACGTTGAATGAGGATGGCTCGGCGACCTATGTAATGACAAAGGCCCAACACAACGAAATGATGAAAGAACTGTCCGATAACATCTCTAGATCATTGGAGGAAATGATCGGATCAGAAGACTATCCAAATGTCGTCGCTATTGACGCGAGCAATGATTATACGGAATTTACAATTACAACAAGGAGTTCCGAATTAGATTTTAATGAGGCTTTTTCTGTGATGCAGTTTTACATTTACGGGGGGGATGTATAACATTTTCAACGGGACACCTGTTGATAATGTAAGCGTGACATTTGTAAACGAAACGACAGGCGAAATCATTGAAACTGCTAATTCGTCCGATACTTAAGATGCCTAATCTTTCATGACGGCCGCCCTTATGACGGGGCGGCTTTTCCTGTCCATAAGGAGATTGCGTCATCCTCCGCCTTTGTGTACTTCTGCTTAAAGTCCACTTTTTTGCGGTTCTCCCGGTAAAATTCCTGCTCCCATTTTTCCAGTTTCTTATGCTTGCGCCGCTTCTCGCGTATGGAGACAACCGTTGCAAGCTGCCCCTCCCCGATCTCGCTGAAATAGGAAATAAACGTCCACCAATGCAGGAATTTCAAACCGCGTACATCGCATGACGCCGCCTTGTTCACACCTGAGACAATCATGAAATAATCCTGCTCCCAGTCGATCATCTTGTGCGCTGGCGTTCCATCATCATCCTCCCCGCAGGAGATAAACCACAGCATTGTTTGATAGCTTCTTCGAAGCAGTTTTCCGGCATGACGTCAAAGTCCTCGTAAAAGAGGGCCAGCGCGACATACAGAGCGATCTGCCTGTCTGTGTTGATGTCTGTAAGCCTGTTGATGATATCCAGGATATCCCGATAATCCGCATGAATTACCCACGGCTTCCCGCCTACATCAAGGCTTGAGGGGAGCGTCCATTTCATCGGTTGGCCCGTTCGCGCTTCGCCTGCGCAACAGCATTTGCGGCCTCTAATTTGGCATACTCCTTCACGCCGGATTCAATGATAGGCTGGAGAGCTTCAATAAAATTCGTTATAAGAAATTTCCCATTCCCGGCAATCGAAAGAACATTTTGTCCCTCAAAGATAGCGTCAAAATCGTTTTGTTCCCCAAACACAAAGGATAATTCGGCCTTAATCCGCTTGTCATAGGCCGAGAACAGTTTTACGAGCGCAAGGCCGTCCTCTGCGGCATCTTTCTCTTTCTTAAGATCACTGTCAATCGCCGCCAACTTGCCGTTAAGTTCCTGCATCCTGTTGTACAGATTAGGGTCTGAGCGGTTGAAGCTGAGTGTTGCTTTACCGTTTACGCGATACTCCACAATGCCGCTGTCGAAATTAAGTTCTCTCATTTTTTAATCCTTTCTGCCCACATAAGCTTTGTTGACTTCCCCGGCGCCGACGAGTGCTTTATCGGGCCGGGGAACTATTCCCCCGGCGAGAATGTAACAGTGCCATCGCTAATGGATGCTGTGCCAATAGTGCGAGTGCCGCCATAAGTGATGTCCAGCGGCATGCCGACTGTGCCTCCGCCCTGGCCGCCAAGACCGGACGGAAGAACAGAACAGGAAGAATACCGCTCTGCGAACACCGCGGTGCTCGCTGTCCCTGCGTACAGATGAACAATCAGCATATCCATATTCATCAGAGCATTTACGTTCTGGTCTTTTATGGAAAGGTTCCAGATTTTCTCCTGCGCCTTGTCATCCGCGTCAAGTTCGCAAGGCTCAAAGGTTTGGGTGATCGTGGGTTTTTTACCAGTGGTATAGGTGTTCCCGAAAATGTCCACCTTAGTTTCAGTCTGCCAGTCGTATTCGGCGGAGCTATCCTCCACACGCTTGCCGATTGCAGCCCATTTTGGGGATCCGCTTTCTCCTGTATTCAGGTAGGCGATCAGCATTTCACGGCCTATGGTCTGGCCGGGCGTGGTATTAAAAGTCAAATCAGCCATGATGTTGTCAATCCTTTCACACGCCGACCTCATAGGCCAGCTTCATTAAAATTTGATAGTCCTCATAGCCGTCCTCATAGGCGGCGAATTTGGACGATTGTGTGGTTGGTTCTACTCGCAGCGCACGGATTCCTTCACCCAAGTCCGGGCGCCGCGTCCTTGCCCAATCGCCGAAGCGGTTCAGCAGCTCATCGGCCCGCAGCCGCTTGTCGTTGCTGTTCCCCGGTTTGATGCGGTAGATAAGTTTAAATTGATACTCCGCCTCATAGCCGCCGAGAATATATTTCCGGGTGATATAAGTCCCTTGGATTGTGGAAAGGGCCATCCCGGTTTCTTCTCCGCTATCGGCGTTTAGAAACTCATAGTGGATGATTGTTACCGGCTTATCTGGAAAAGTATTCACCCACTCCAGCATGGAACGGGAAATCTTGTCCACTTCCTCAAATGCCACAAGGAGACGAGGTTTTTCAGCACTTTTCTTTGTATCTTTAAATATCACTGTCTATCGCCCTTCCCGCCACTCTCAGCCATTTGGCAAGATTTTGAGCCTTGCTGGCCTCAAACCAATGGCTTTGAGCTTGTGCGTGCATGGATGTATTAAACACAAGGTTCTTATCCGTGAGCGTTTTGGTTGTACCTTTCCGGGCGTATGCACTCCCTGTCTCCGGGTCTACCATCAGCTTTCCATAGTACAGATAGCGGGCATATGGCCCCGGATATATTATTTTCGTCCCTGTTACTTTCGTCCGCTGGTCAAGCGATCCCGTCAGTGCTGGCACAAAAGGGAGGTGTCTTTTTTTACCTGTATCGCTACAATGTGACCTGCCTTTTTAGAGGCCGCTGACATTCGGGATGATAAATCAGACAATCCATCGCTGCGGATGTTGAACCCAAGCATCTTAGTTCCCCCCCGACTTCCCAGTGCCGCATGTCGCCGCTGTAGTCCTTGTAATCCACCTTAGTCACGTCGTACACGCTGTCATAGGCGGCCTCGATGGTCTGCACAGTCCAGTCAGGGTGTATAGCCTCTCCTTTCACAAAAAGCAGTTACGGCTTACTGAGAGTGTCCACAAGCCGGTCTTATCCTCTGTCCTCCAGAACTCTATCGGGCCAACATACCGCTTTCTTTCGCCCGTTACACCGTCCATAGCGTCCACATTCGCAGGGATATACAGGTTTACCGCATCGGCGCCCTCAAGACCGCTTTTGGACACGTTGGAGGCTTTGCTTTCGTCCAGCAGCACCCCGCGCAGCACGGTGATATAGTTGGTCAAAACAGGCTCAAAGGTGGGCGGTAGTTCCTCGTTGGATACGTTATAGAGGGTTACAGTATGTGGGAACATACTCATGCCATGTACCCCCTTGCCATCAGCAGGCCAGCCCGGGCAAGGTAGATTGCCGCAACCTTTGCGAGATTGCTTTCGTCCACCGCTTTGAGGGCAGCGGCGGCACTCTCACCAGCGGAGCGATATGACCTAGACCACGCCCCGACGCTCTGGCTTTGCAGTTCCGGCTCCGATACGCTCACCGTGGACGCCGTGTGGCCCACAACTGCCTTTCCGACCGTACCCATACCCACAGTAGCCCCGGTATCGTCCGCCGTTTCTGGGGCAGCGTAGAGAGCCTTGCGAGCCGCTCCCTTTGCCATTTCCGGCAGTTGATATTCCTCCGCAATCGCACAGCAAGCCATCTTGACGGCGTCGTCCGCAGAATAGCCGGAGGCCCGGCCCATCGTGATGTAGTCAATATAACTGCTTGCATGGCGGGCCAGGCGCGGGAAATCGGCTTCGCTGATAGCCACGCCGAAATATTCAGTTTTGTAAAACTCATAATCGGCGTATATCATGAGCGGCCTCCTTAATTTTTGCTCACGCCTCTGGCAATAAGCTGGTCGATGATAGCGTTAACCTTCTCCGCAATCTCCGAAGCCTGCGCAGAGGATGTGTCAGAAATCTTGGTAATCGACTGTGCGTTCCCTGATAAGCCTACTCCGGCGGGGCCTTGTGCTCCAGTCTCGCCCTTATCTCCTTTGGGACCAGCGGGGCCGGTTGCACCCTGGTCGCCTTTTGGTCCCTGTTCACCGGGGTCGCCTTTCTCGCCTTTGGGACCGGTTGGACCAGCGGGGCCTACCTGCTCGTTCTGTACACCCTGTTCCAGCTTGTTCAGTTTTTCGGCTGTAATCAAATCGCCCGTATTCCATGTGGTCGGAGTATACGCCATGCCTTATGTCTCCTTTCTGCGGCCTACTTTGGCTTTGCCTACTTTCCCACTGGCAACAACCGCATTATCGTCACCAGTGGGGGTCATTCCCCCACCGTTACAGTAGCGATATACAGACTGTCGACATCAGGCAGGACGGGAATAAACAGGCCGCTCGCCTTAGTCCACACCGCCACCGGATCAGGCGTAGCCCACTGGGTGATGGTGATGTACTGGTCAGCAGACTTGTTCGCGTACTGGCCGTATTCGGCTTCCTCCGGGGGCACGCCCCACAGGCCAGTGCCAAGGCCGCCGCTGATCTGCTCAGAAATGAAAGAAATCTTGTTGTCCGGATAAAACCTCTGTTTTTCTTGCGACCCATCCGCTTTTTCGATCGCATAACGCAGGTCGTTGGTTTCAATGGCAGAAAATCCAAACATTTGCTGGAACAGGCTCTGCACTCTGTCCATGGTGGGCAGTGTACCGCTCCCGGCAGTGCCATAAATTGCTGTCTGTACAGCCTTGTTGGACAGGATAGCCCGAATGATCTTGCGTGAGGTAATCATACGGGTAATTGCCTTACCCTCATCCGCGGCCTTATCCACAACCTTCAAGATATCGCCCAGGATGTCGTCCGTTTCTGGCGTATTCCATGTAAAGCTGTCGTTGGTATGACTGGTGGGTACGCCGTAATCGACAGTGAGGTTCAGACGATTCTCCTTGATGGTCATCTTACCGGTAGCAAGTACCTCCATCTTTGCAACCTCGGTACGCGTCTTGACGCTTTCAGCCAGCCGCCCCATATCGTCAAAGATGTAGCGTTTCATAGCAGCTTCATCGTTGCTTTGTAAACCGTTGTCCAACAGCAGACGCATACGCTCGGTCTGGTTGATTTTGCGCTTGATAAGCAGCTTCTCCACGTTCACCTTGTCGAACGCGCGGCGGCTCGCAATCTCCGCCTCAGTGTCAAAGGCGTGGACGGTAGCCATTACAGGCAGGGCCGCGCCAGAGGCAAGACGCAGATACTCCGCCTGGAGGTTCTGCGTCTTAGTGTCCGGGAAAAGCCGGTCGCCCAGGTAGGCGGGGCGGGCAACAGAGAAATTTTGAGAAAAGTCCAGCCTTTCAGGGTCGGACAGAAGCTTCAAAATATCAGGCATTCTTCATTTCCTCCTTATCGGGTAGTCTCGGGGCCAGTCACAAAGACAATCCCAAGCCCTTTGAGCGTGTCTTTAGCCGTACCGATCGACTGGATACGGCCCTCCAGCACACGGCCTGCAACCATAACAGAGCCAGCGACGGGGCCGTCAGTTACATCGGCATCCTCAAACACGATACCGGCCGCGGTTGCGTCCCCCTTGGGGTAAGGCGTACCCGCCTTGACGATCTTCCGGCTCCCCTCAGTGGTTACAATGCCCTTGTTCCCAGTACCGTCAAACTCCATTGTTTTAGTCACAAGTCCCACGGCGCTCTCCAAAAAGTTTTTCGAATTGGTGCCGGTGGTAGTGGAGATATATGCCATTTTGATAGTCACTCCTTTTTCATAAACTGCGCGGTAAAGTTTTTGGCTGCCTGTGCCGCCGCACTCACATGCTCAGGAGGCCCGCCAGCCCCGGTAGGCTTGACAAATGTAGGAGCGGGTTTCTCCGCTTCAAACGCCGCCGGGTCGCTTTCTTTCTGCGATTTCAGGAAGTCATCAAAGCCGTCCAGACTGCCATCTTTCAGCGTCAGGGCCTTTGCCTTTAGATCAGCCATAAATGCCTTTTCAGCGGCCTTGCTGGAGAACTTAACGCCCTTGTCGGCAATCATGCGGGCCATCGCGTCCAAATAATCCCGGTCTGCGAGCTGGGTCTTGTACTGTTCCGTTTCAGTGTTGTACTTGCTCTGCAATTCCTCCAACTGCTTCTTGATGCCCTCCACATCAGCGGCTGACTTCTTCAAATCCTCCATGTCCTTGTCACGTTGTTCAAGCTGCTCCTGGACTTTATCAAGATCACCTTTAATCTGTTCCGCTTTCTGCTTTTCCCGCCCAATATCCCGGCTGTTTTTCATCCAAAATCTTGTCCACCGTGTCTTTGTCGAGGTTTAATGCTTCCAGAAATTCACGCTTCATGGCTAATCCTTTCTCCGCTTCGCTTTGTTATCGGGGGTCGCGTCCCCTGCGGCCCCGTAGTTTCTCGACTTCGGGCCGGTCAAAAATTATCAAAAAACCACTATCTTGTGGATTTTATGCGAAAAATCATTCGAAAAGCTATTGACATAGGTATATACCTATGATATAATATTATCAGAAAGGGGGGCAACAAATGCCTACTGAAAACGAACGCAAGGATGTCCAAAAGGCTATGGCGTATGACTTGCTCAGAATCCTTAAACAAGATCCGGATAAGACTTACACCGCCGCCGAGCTGGAGAAAATAATTGACGCCTATATCACAGGTTCTCAGCAATGACATCCACAGGGCCGGGAAACCGGCCCTATCTTTTTGAAAGGGGATATCTATTACGACAAAAAAGGAAACTCCACAAGATCGATACCATAAGACCCATACAAAACTGCTGACGATCCGCCTGGTTGAAACCACCGAGCAAGACATCATCCAAAGATTGGACAGCGTCCCTAACAAGGCTGGTTACATCAAAAAATTAATCCGGGCAGATATTTCACAAGATGAATAAGACTTAAGAGCCTAGGAAACCTGTAAGAAAGCCTTACAAGTTATGCGATTGAGCGGGTTTACAAAAAATAAAAAGAGCCGACTAACTACGAAAAATCGTAGTCAGTCGGCTCTAATTGCCCTCATCCGCCGCCCCAATTAGCGGCAGGTACAATATTCATGTTTTGACACTATCAGTATACCATAAATGTCTGTTCCTGGCAAGAGTATTTGCTTTTTTCGCAGTATTTAACTTCCTTTTTCACCTCAAGCACAACAAGGCGGTCTTTGTTGCGCTGTATCTGCGCATCGTTCCCGCGTTTGAGGATAGCGTTGATAGCGTCCATAACCGCCTTTGTGTCAGTCATAAAGCACCAGCTTCCTTCCATGCCTTAATCAGTTTCGGAGCCTGTTTCGCAAACCAGTCAACCATTTCTTCCTCCTGCGCCCATGTACTGTTTTCCGCAAGGCCGCTTTCACACAGAAAAGCATGGATGATTTCATGCCGGTGGTTTTTCCGCTCCTGCATTTCCAGATTTCTTTTGCCCAATGGCTCCCCGCGCTTGTACTGCTTGACCACGATCTCTTTTGCCGTGTCATCACAATACCCATCGCTATCGTTCAGCCCTTCATCTGCTTCCTCCGGCACAAAGCGGATTGTGTATTCTGTCCCCAGCACATCAATAGTCAATATAGCACCCTCATCCTTTCCCGCTGTTCCGGCAGTCCCGCCGCCTTGCTAAATTCCTTGTATTTGGCGTTCAGCCGCCGTATACGGGCCGTTACCGCCGTGGCATCATCTTCAAGGCCAGCCGCCTTGTATGCCGCCTGCTCACGCTTCAGTTTGCGGATTGTGCGTTCTATGCGCCGCTGTTCCTGGGATGCCGTGTATCCATCGTATTCCTTGCCGTCATAGGTAAAGCGGTGGTTTTCGCCCTTCATGGCTTCAAGGTCTTTGTCGGAGTAGGTGCGCTTCATAACACCCTCAATAAACGGCGAGAAGGTGTGCTAATGACGGCAATTCGCTCCACCGATACCGGTCACGCTTCCATACCCGCACAACTGTTCAAAGTCTGGATAAACTGCCATTACATCACCTTCTCCTGTTCCAACGGTAAATTTTCCCCTGCCATCGTTCGTGGTTTTCCCATCCATTTGGGCCATCCTTGTTTCTCGCCCCCATATGCGCTGACACTTCGACTAAATTCGTGTTTAAATACTCCATAGACTGGATAGAATACTGTTGATTTATGTTCGCCACGCCCGTCATCGTTGCTCTACGGATCGCCACATCCACCTGGTCTACATGGCCGCTCTCATAGTCCACGGTCTTGATGCCGCTATCGGCCAGTTGCTTGACCGCCGAGGCAATCGCCTGATTGTAAGGAATGGCCCCACTCTCAATCTGCAAAATGGCGCTGTCAAGTACCCATTGATAAGCTTTCGCCGGTGCCAGCATCGTTTTCCCGCTGTCCAAAAGGAATCCCATAGACCGGGTGATGTTCCTATACTCCCTCTGTGCTTGCCGCCTGATAGCGTCCGCCGTAGCGGCTGACAAGAGGGTTTCCGGAGCGGTTACTTTGGTTATGTCTATCAGCTCTGTATAGTACGCCTGATTTCGCTCCACCACATCATCCAGCAGTTTGTCCAACTTCCTCCGCCCGACGCCTGTTGTCTCTGAAATTGCCTTTTCGATGCTTTCGAGGTCTATGCCGTGGGAGCGCAGAGCTTTGATACCTGCAACCGTGACCTCGTTCAACTGGCCAGATATTTTCAGGCGGGAGCAGATTTCTTCAAGCAGAGTTATTTCCAACCCCCGAAACAGTTCCGCCAGTTCTTCGGGGAGAGCGTCTAAATAAGATGGGGTAAAGGGGTACGGCCTCATTCAATTTCATCCTGTTCCTCATCCACCATGTCCTGCGCTTTCGGGAGGGCTGCTTTGGCCTCATCCTCCGTTTCATTGTACCATTTTGCACGGTATTCCCAATCATTGAGGATACCCGCAGCCAGGTCTTGGCGGTCGTTAGCCCGCTCCCGCTCCTTCGCGTCTGCGTCCTCAAGGATGCTGTCCCCCCAGTCATAGGACGCCTCATAGCCTCCTGCGGGCGCAAGATTATACAGACCAGCGTACACGTCCATAGCGTACAGAAGGCCGTCAAAGGTGTGCTGCAATGCTTTCTGGATGCTGTCAATGGTGATATACATCCTCTGCTTGCTGTTACGGATTTCTGTAGCCGTTTTCTCCACGCTCTGAGGGTCGGACAGAGTACCATAGGACATCCCGACCTGGAATTCAATCTGTTTAAGTATGTTTTGCAGGCCCCGATACAACGCATCGTCGCGGAAAACAGGTTCAAACTGCTGATAAAAAGACCCGCCGCTGGTAAATGGTCCAATCTCAAACAGGCGGTTATCAAAATCTTTTGCCCTTGTGGATGTGCCGTCCATCAGCACCTTGCGCTGGCCGCTCCGGTATTCCCATTGAATCAGCTCCCACTGTTCGTCCGCCTGCTTAATGAGGTCAACCACAGCCCCCCCATAAATGCTCATACCTGCATTGCTGTCAATCTCCACATTGTTCCTTTGCGGGGGCTTAAAATATGCAAAAAGAGGTCCTGTCAGGTTGGCAATATGGATTTCCGGTTGAATATTCGCCCATTCTTTCACATCTTGCAGGCTGATGCCCGCGCCAACGCTTCCGCTGCTATCGCTCAAGAACGCCTTGTTCTGGATGGTGTAATCTGTCCCTTCCAGATCGTGGTACTCCAGCCTTGCATACCATTTTCCGTCGGACATCAACCGCTCGCGGAACACGCCTCCGATACACTGACCATCCGCTGCGTATTTAGTCGGCCTGAACGCGGATGCGCTGGTGGCGTCCACAAGAATCTTATCCCCATACGGATACGGCTTAAACGCTATACCGCCCACTGCAAGGCCCATTTCAAGGCTTTGCAGGAAATTTTCCCTCACCGCCTGGAAATTCTCGTTTAAGTAGTTCGCCCTCGCGCTCCCGGTGATGTTCACCACAAGTTCGGACAGGGCAGGTCGGGCTAACTCCCGGCAGATAGCAGAGGGGGTTCCCAGCGGCTTCACCCGGCTATCCATCCATGGCGGCTGATTTACATACATGGCATACCAGAGGTTGATATTCCGCTCCATGGACTGGCTCACAACAGGCTTGACAGAAAATACCCGCCCCGCAGCAGCCTGCGGGAAGATGAAGTTTTTTACTTTTCCCCAAATATCCGCCAGAATATTCACAGCATCATTCCCTCCGCATAACTGTCGCAGCAAAATAGCGTATCATATCCATCACATGGTCGTTCTCTTTCAGCGGTTTGTCCTCCGAGGCCTTGTCGTCCCACATATAAAGCCCGAACTCCCGAAACGCGTTTGTGCAGCTTTCGTGGAATTTAAGGCGCCCTGTCTGCAACAGCGATCCCGTAAGCCGGATACCGTCAATAACAGAATTATCTGCGTCCCAAACTGGAAATTTGCCGTGCCTGAAAATACACTCCTTGAAACTGGCCGCTGACGGGTCTACAATCACGCGCTCAATATTGTACTCCTTGGAAAACTGCTCCAAATCCTGATAATATTCCTCGTCGGTTTTCTGCCTGCGCCTGGCCCGTCCGTCATAGTAATATTCTTTCTCCATAACGGCCTCGCCCTTGTAGACGCGCCAAAGCCCCATCGCCGTAGGGTTCTTTGTGCCGTAGTCGATAGAAATATAATACATCCCATGGCCTCCTGATTCACCGCGCGCTACGTTTCGTTCCATGGAAAACATGGGATAGATCAGCCCCTCGGCTACAACCCACAAACCCCGAATATAACGGTCATAAAATACCCCGGCAAACATGGATTGATACCGTTCCAGCGTCTTTTGACTGAGACCAGGATTATCCGTCATCTCAAAGTGAAGGTATAGGACGTTCCGTTCCTTGTGCCTCTTTATCCACTCCAGATAAAACCAGTGCTGCGGGCTTTCCGGATTGCAGGAAAACCACAGTTTAGCGCCGTCCACGCTGCACCGGGTCAATGCCTGCTCCACAAAGGAGCGGGGCATAAGCGCCACCTCGTCCAGCAGCACCCCCGCCAGCGTTCGGCCCTGAATCAGCGCAAAGGAGCTTTCATCCTTGCCGCCGAATACCTCGAAATAATTTGTCACGGCTCCGCGGCGTACTTCAAGAATCTTATCCGACCGCCGCCAGCGCAGAATATATTTCTGCTTAGAATAAGCCATTGAAAGATATGGGACGACCAGATTCTTTGAACATGAATCTACCGTTTTTCCGCACAAGCCAAAGCGTTGTCCAGAAAACTCTCGCATCGCCCAATCAATAAACGCAACTGTCATTATAGATGTTTTACCGCTTCTAACCGCTCCATCGCAGATAATAGCGTCGTATTTGGAGTATGGGAAAGCGAGTATTTTTTTCTGTTTTGGGCTAATCATCGCTCGCCAACCCATTCGCCATTTCTCTCAGGCTCTGGCTCAGAGCATCCTCTTTAGCTGTGTCACCCAGGCCGGAGCTGAACCCGGTCCATTTGTCGATCAGCGTTCCCATCGCGGTTGTAACATCTGAGGCGCGGTTCGATAATCGGATTTTATCGGGCAGCACTTCAAGGCCGACCTCAATAATATCGCATACCGCTTGCCTCCGGCTTTCCATATACGCCAGAATGTCAGCAGTGTTTTCCTCTTTTTTCTGCTCCAGCTTTTTCTCGATCTCTCCTGCTTCTTCAAGGGCTTTCTTTGCGCTATCCCACGAAACGCCGTTTTTCCTGGCGGCAAGATTGACCGACTGGCACTCTAGATAATCGGCCACTATTTTCTTTTTCTGCTTATCCGTCAGCCGTGCGGCCATGCTTAACACCCATCCTGTTCCGTTATAAAAACCAGAATCAACTCTTAATTGCCCCGTACTGTCGAGGATCTAATTTTTATACCTACTTCTCATTTCTCACCGAATCTATTTTCGCTTTTAGCGCCTGCATTAAAGCCGCCTGCGCGTCGCCCTTGCTTCGCAGTGCGGTTAACACCGCCTCGTCCATACCGCCCTGCACCACCATCAAATGAGACACCACTGGATGTTTCTGACCTTGCCGGGGCAACCGCTTACACGCCTGCTGATAGAGCTCAAGCGACCAGTTCGGGAAACTGTACCAAATCATGTGATGCCCGCCATACTGCAAGTTAAGGCCGTACCCACAGGACGCAGGATGAACAAGAAGCAGATCCACACCTCCGGCATTCCATGCCGATGCATCCGCATTTCCTCCGTATAGTCGTACACGCAGATTCGGAAACCCCGCTTTCAGTGCTTCCATCAAGCGGTCTCGCTCATGCTGGAACCAGTAGAACACCAGTGCATGTTTTCCATGCAGCTGCTCCACCAACTCCAGGAATGCCTCGATCTTACAGTTGTGAATCTCCACCGGCGTACCGTCCCCGTCATACACGGCCCCGCTGCATAGCTGCAGCAGCTTTCCATTCAGCCCTGCGGCGGTTCCAGCCGTGATCACCTGATCAGCCACCTGGAGAAGCATTTCTCTCTCCAGCTTTTTATACGCTTTTCTCGCGGGTGTGTCAAGTTCCACGGGCACAACGTCCTCAATGTAGTCCGGCAGTTCCAGATAGTCCTCCGCCTTCATGCTGACGCAGATATCTGCCACAGCTTTCTCGACGCGCTCGTCCGCTCCGGGCATCGGCGTGTAGGTCCGGTAGGGCTGTCCAGGATAGGCATAGTCCTGAGTGAAAAACGCCTCCCGAAAGCTCGTCAGCGTCCGTCCGAGCCTTGCGCCGCCGTCCAGAAGGTAAACCTGCGCCCACAGGTCCTCCAATCCATTGGGTGACGGCGTTCCCGTCAGCTCCACCAACCGGCGTATCCGCGTCCGTACCCTTCGCAGGGCCTTAAACCGCATGCTCCGCGGATTCTTAAAGCTGCTGCTCTCGTCCAACACCACCATGTCAAAGGGCCAGCTGTTGCGATAATAATCCACCAGCCACGGTACATTTTCCCGGTTGATGACCCACAGGTCCGCCGGGGTATTCAGCGTCTGTATCCGTTTCTTCGACGTACCCAGCACTGGTAGAACCCTCATATCATTCAAGTGGTCCCACTGTGCCGCCTCGTTGTTCCACGTGGCTTCCGCCACTTTCTTCGGCGCCACCACCAGCACTCTCCCGACCTTCCATTGCAGCCGCAGTTCCCGGATCGCCGTCAGCGTGATGACCGTCTTGCCAAGGCCGCATTCCAAGAACAAACCAATACTGTCATCCTGGATAAGCCGGTTCACAGCGTACTGCTGATACTTATGCGGATGGAATTCCACCCCGCGTCACCTCCTCCAAAAACTTGTCTACTTGCTCTTTGTTCCACAAGCACCTGACGTCCATTCCCAGCCGGGCCAATGCGTCAGCCATCCACTTCTGTCTTTCGCTCAATCTCCCACCCGGCTGCTTCAGCTCAACAAATATGACCCGCCCGCCCGGCAGTAATACAATTCTGTCCATCACCCCGGTGCACCCCGGAGATACCCACTTGAGGCATAAGCCCCCCGCCTGTTTCACCCCGCGGCTTAACCGCGCCTCGATCTGTGATTCCCTCATGCAAATCCTCCCGCGAATATTCATACAAATTCATAGTGGAACAAATCCACAGATTTAAGGGCTTTCCTATATACTTCTACGTATTAGGCGGATTAGAGAATATATTACTAGACATATATTCTCTAATCTCTCTATTTAAAAGTACTCTATATGTAAGTCTGTTCCATCTGTTCCATTATTGTTAAATCCCCATACAATCGGCGTTTTAGGTGGAACAGATTGCAATTTTTCATTTGTTCCATTTGTTCCGTCTGTTCCTTCCAAAAATTTACTATTGTCTGCAATCCGTTCCACCTAAAATCAAAAGTGTTCCGAGATAAATGCATAAATATTTTATAATATGTTATTTTTATGCATCTCATTTTTTATCAAAACACCGCTGTTTTCCATAGGGCCTACCTCCCTGAACACTGCCTATGTACTCCCACCCGGGCATCCGCGCAAGCAGGTTGTTGATCTCTCTGGCATCTCGCTGGCGCATAGCGCCTCTGTGCATCCCCAGGGCTTCGCACCATATCTCAATGGCGCACACCCGCTGTCTTGGAGCCGTAGCATCGTCGCACTTCATGCCGCCGCTGCGCCAGACCTGTCGTTTCTGCAAGTCCCAACCATTCCATCCCATCGGCACTTCTTCCTCCAGAAAGTCGGCAATGATGCCCTCCCATGGGTGCTGTTCCCGGTGGTCTTCCTGCACACCGCGCGCGGCCTTCTCTATCTCCGGGGACAGATACAGCTTCTCACCCTGCTTCCAGTACTGCATAGCTTCGGCCCATAGTTGGTCGCGTTCCCGCGTCAAGTCCTCGCCTGGGTTTTTCGTCCGCTCCCGCCGGTCAATATCCACGGGCCAGAAACGGCGGTTTCCAGTGGTATCAATCAGGCAATCCCGGGTATTAGAGGTTCCAAAGAACACGCACTGCCTCGGCCTGTCCGAGGCATACCGGCCGTAAGCGGCTCGATAATAGTCGCTCTGTTTGGATAGGAACATCTTGACGGCGTTGATCTCCGCTTTCGCGAGTGCCTGCATTTCGGCCACCTCGTTGATCCAGGTTCCCTGAACGGTCTCCATTGCGTCTTTATCACCGAAGGTGCGCAGGCTGTCGCTGAACCAATCCCCTCCCATCTTTGCCAGGAGCGTGGACTTATACCGCCCCTGCCCGCCCACCAGCACCAGCATAGTGTCATACTTGACGCCGGGGGTCATGACACGGGCCACGGCTGCGGTAAACGATTTGCGCGTCACGGCGCGGGTGTAGGGCGTGTCCTCAGCGCCCATGTAGTCTATGAGCATCGTGTCCAGTCGGGGCACGCCGTCCCACGTGAGGCTGTTCAGGTAGTCGCGGACAGGGTGGTATGCCTGATCGCTGGCGCAGGCGTCTACTGCGTCCAGCACATCATTCTTCGCCATCTTACCGAAGAAGGGTTCCAGATAGATACGTAGCTGCGCGGCGTCCGTATCGTTCCAGGTCTTTCCTGTTTCAGCGCGGCTCCAGGGCAGGTTTCCCGTCACATCAATTCGGCCTGAGAACTGGTTCAGACGCAGCTGGCCCCTCAGTTTCGGATCGTTGCTCAGAGCCGTGCGCAGGTTCTTCATGGACTTGACAGGCATACCCTGGGCGTCCACATCCATCATCGGCGGACGCCGCCAGGAACCATCGTCATCCTCGCCATCCTGTTCCAGTATAGCGCCAAATGCCTCCTGCACTTTCTCCCATCGTTCGTCGCTCAACAAGCCGGCAACCGCCGCATCCGTCACTGCCAGCTCCATCATAGCTTTATAGCTCGGAAGCCGATTGACCGGCGTTCCCGGTTCCGCCGCGTCGTCCAGCTCCTCAAATTTGTGGAGCCGCACGCAGTCGAATGCATTCACCAGCTTACCGCTGCACGGGTCAGTTGCGTGGTGGGAATACAGGAATTTGCCATTGTCGTATATCACTGCGCCGCCTGCGGTGGTGCCCTGACAGAAAGTGTAGCGGCCCGCTGCAGTCGTTTCCGCGTAGACGCCGGGCAGGAACTTATCAATTGCCGCAGGTACGTCATAGACGCGGCAGAACGCCCCTACAATGCCCTTTTTTCCTCCGGGTCTCCCTGTTTCGCCGCCAGCCGGGCTTTTGGCGTCGCACCGGGATGCTTCGGCCAGGAGGTCACATCGCGCCAGTCGGTGTATGTAGCTAACAGACCATCCACCGATAGCAGCGGCTTGTCGTCTGTATAATAAATGTACTCGCCATCCCGGCAGCAGCTGGGCCAGTACATAAGCCGCGCCGCTTCGAAAGTCGTCGGGTCTGCCAACTCCATGCCAATCTGCTCCGCCATCTTCCGGGCCAGCGGTTCGTATTCATCCGCCGTGCAGGTCCGATCGAGTGGAAAGAGCACCCGCAACCGGGGCGCGTCCGGCCGGTGCTTTCGCGTGGAGTAGATACAGTAGCCGCAGCCCAAAGCGCCTATGCTCGCACTTACACGGTCCGCTTGTCCATTTGGGATGTTATCCAGATCTAGGGTTATAATGTCCCTGCCGGTCACAGCCGACGCCTTACGGCGAACGCCGTTGAGGGTTCCTGCTACAAACCCACCAACATCTTTCCGTTTGTCCTGCTCCCCCTTGGGCAACTCCAAGTATTCCGCTACAGTTTCTGTACCGCGCTGCGGCGTCCGTAACCGTTCCCATAATTCGGAGAGCCACATTATTTGCGGGAGCCAGTCGACAGAGTTCCGGCTGGCTCCTACAGTGATTGTAATTTGCCGGTCATTTATCATTCCAACAACTCCCATTTGTATCCTCTTGGGTCTAAGACTTCCTGACGCAGCCGTCGTTCCAGCGATGACAGCGTCAGCCCGCTTTTCTTAGCGGCTTCAGTAACGCTCCTGTACAGCTCCATGTTCCCGTTTCGATCGTATCGCACAATAGCTTTGCTCATCGCTCGGGAACATGCCGCGCTTGTTATATCTGTAAGTGCCTTGTAACTTAAATTTTCGAGGGTGCATTCAGATTTTACGCCATTTTTAGGAATTGCACACAGGCCGTTTTTGTCGGCGTATCCTCCGCAAAAGCATCGGTCCAGTAGCCGAAAAATGCCTACACGCTTTTGTTTTCCGTCTAATCCGCGCAGTCTGACCTCCGCCCGAGGCCCCCCTGTGTCAACCATCAGAGATATCCACTTGCCTCGTTGAAGCTGCTGTACAACGCCAAGTTCATTTATCCGGTAATTGTTTAAATACCCCGTAATAGGCTTCCACATTTGTGTCAGCCCTCCCACAGCTTCTTTACATCCAAACCGATCTGCTTCAATCGACGCGTAAGCATTTCATCCTCAATACCGTCTCTTGCGTACGCTTCGAATTCTGTCAGCAGCCCTGCATAGCTGGTCATTACACGTTGGATCCTTTGAGCGCCTATGCCCAGTGCTTCGTTAAAGGCTATCAGCATCAGCCATTGCGCACGGCAGATGCCCTTTCTGGTTATTTTGTCCATCTCCGCGGCTGCAATTTGGCGTTCTCTATGCGTCAGCGTTGGCCGAGTGTAAGCTTTCATGATATCTCCCTTCCCTGATTGCTATAAATAGGGGCCGCGGCGGCCCATTTTGGGGCTGGGTGTTTCCAGCAGGTATACACAAAATTCATTTTAGTTGCGGATGCAAATATACGCCTTGACCATCTCCGCCTTTTATGGTCGCCGCTCCTTTTTAATCCTGGAAATCAATCCTTTTTGAAAAATTCATTGGACCATCCTTCCGCCTTGAGGGGAAGCCCCTCGGCCCATTTCGGAACGGCCGACATCAGTCGTTTCATTTCAGCCAGATCCTGTTTCTCCGGTGAAACGTCCACCACAATCTCGTCATGGATGTGGAACACCACCGGGAAACCCGCTTCTTCGAGCCTGGTGATCGCGTCGGCAAGACAGTCGCGGGCCACTGCCTGCGTCAGATTCTCCGCCAATTTCCCGCCATATGTCTCGATCCGTTCCCACTTCTTTGTGGTCTGATTCTGGCCCATATAGGAGACAGAGGGCCTGCCGAAACGGTTTTGTGTGATTGCGGGTTTAGGATAATAGAGCGAACGCCCGCTTGGGAGTTGGAGTATCAGGAAGTCCAGACCGCTGTTTGTGTCAATGCTCCTGCTCACAACTACCCCATGCGGCAGAAAAGAGGTTCGGCCCTCCGTGACAGCCGCTTTCGCCGCAGCCTCCATTATCCCCCATAGCTTTACAATGTTCGGGTTGGCGCCGCGCCACAGGTTCACAAGCTCCTGTACCTCCTCATCCGACAGGCTGTCCAGCTCATGCCCGCTGTCCATTGCGCGCATGGCTTTCACGCCTCCCTGATAGCCCAGTGCCAGCGTGGCGACCTTGCCCTTCTGCCGGTAGGCGTATTCAGGCTGTCCCTTTTTGATTTTCTCAATAGGGACGCCGAACATCTGCGACGCGGCAGCTTCGTAGATTTTTCCATGCGTCCGGAACACTTCCAACACCCAATCTTCATCCGCCAGCCACGCAATGACCCGCGCTTCTATAGCGGAGAAATCCGCGTCCAGCAGCATGTTTCCGGGCGATGCAATAAAAGCGGTGCGGATGAGCTGGGAGAGGGCGTGCGGCACGCTGCCGAAGATCCAATTCAACCCATCAGCGTTCTGCGCTTTAACCAGTTCTCTCGCCAAAGGAAGTATGTTCCCGGAGATGTATGTCCTGGGTAAGTTCTGCACTTGCACAAGTCTGCCTGCCCACCGGCCGCTTCGGTTTGCCCCGTAAAATTGCAGGGTCCCCCGCATCCTGCCGTCTGTACAGGTTGCAGCGGCAAGACTGTCGTACTTCTTGTTCGAGGTCTTTCCCAGCTCCTGCCGGATCTCCAGCATCCGTCTCGCGGGGCCTTCCGGCAGATCACTCTTGAGTATCTGTGACACGGTGCCCTTTGCCAGATTGGGCAATTCATCTCCGGTCTGTTCTGTAAGCCAACGAGTCAATTGTGCTACGCTGTTTGGATTCTTGAGTTCGGTGAGAGCATGCGCCTCTGCGATATAGTTCTGCCGCGTCTTTGCATCCAGCTCTCGTGCAGCTTCAACGAGTGTCATGTCCACCGCAATCCCCCTGGTGTTGATGGAAAAATCTATCTCCCACTGTCCCTGTATCTCATCAGGCACATCGTAGCCGGATAGGTGCTGTTCGATTTCCATTTCGGTTACTACGTCCTGTGCATTATATTCCTTGAACAGCTCCCACTTTGCGGGGTCATGGTGGGGGAGGTTGCGAACACGGTCTCCGTTGGCCTTTGTGGGCTTGCAGGGGACGCAGAAATAACGGATAAGAGCTTTACCCACCGACATTTTCTGCTTGTCCTGCGGCAGCCCCAGGGCCTTTCCACAGGCGTCCAGCCCGGCGGGGTAGCCAAGATACATTCCATGGATCATGGTGCAGCGCCATTGAGACGGCGGAAGTTGCCTGTCAAAGTACCGACTCAGGCATGTGATTTCAAATGAGGCGTTGTATGCATGCTTGATTGTGTTCTGTTCGAACAGATGTTCTGTTATATCTGCGGGTATCTTTTCGTCCGCGGTTAAATCTACTACCTGTACGGGCGCGCCATCAAGGCTATAGGCGAACAATAGAACGGAAAAGGCAGGGCTTTCCGCATATTTGTACAGCCCTGCCTTTCCAATATCTATATCGCTGTATGTTTCTATATCGCAGCTAAGATGATGAATCGTATTGGCTGGCATAACCTGTTACCAGGGGAGGTCGGCGTTAGGGGTCCATCCGGTATGCTGCGAGGATGTATTGCCGCCAGGGATGACGCTGAATGCGCGCTCCGCTGTTACATGCTCGACCAACGGCTCGTCATCACGGAGTTTCTGCACGCCGTTCAGGCGCATCCGACGCCCTTCTTGCCGGCGGAATTGTAGGCAAAGAAGTTAATGTTGACGTTGGCCCACATGCCGGAGTACACCTGGGCGGGGTCGATGATCTTCTGCACCTGTCCATCCACCACGAAAGGAGGGCGGTCCGCCTTTGCGGAGGCGGTGAACACCCACATGCCCTTGCACTCTGCGCCGAAGGGGGCGCCATCGCTTGGCCTTACGCCGTCGCCGTCATGGACGCAGATGTTGGGCTGAGGCGGCCGCACGCCGCCCCAGGACTTGGACACGCCCTGCTCGATCGCCTGTTGGATGGCGGCGTCAATAGCGGTCTTGGCCTCGGTGTTCGTCTTGGGTACAAGAATGGTACAACTGAATTTGGGGTCCCCGTTCGGATTGTTATAAGGGGGTTTTGCCTGAAACAGGTTGCAGTAGGACAAACGGACGTTGTTGATCGTGATAGCCATAATTACATTTCTCCTTTTTAATAAATATTTATGCTATTTTGGACAGCGGATCGAATTTCTTCGGCTTTCGCAGCGCTAATGCCATTGATATCCAAAATATATTCAAGTTCATCCATGACTGCAGCCGCCCTCCGGCAACAAGCTTTGGCTGTTTCGTCCCCGCAATAGTCGCGAATGATGGATATCAGTGATGTACTGCCTACTAACGTATGGTTCTTACCGTCCTTGGTGGTTATGATCTCAGGCATAAATAGCTCCTTTTTCGCTTATTTTCTCGCTTGGGCCGACTTGGGAAATTGCGTCTCGCGGCCTTTTGTTCTATGCAGGGTTTCTTTCGTTCACCACCCCGAATGCACACGCCGCCGGGCTGTACGCCCGCCGTTTGTCACCCTCCGGCGCAAGGGTGGGCTTACCAGGGGTCTTGGTCCACAGCCCTTCAGCAATTTCCGCGAATGCTTTTTTCCGAGGGTTTTTTCCAACCCTGCCACAGATACTGGCTTTCGTTCGTACAATATCGTTTCCGCCACGCCCCGGATTTGCAGTTGAGTAAACGCTTTATCGCTGCCCCCGCTCCATTCCCGGCTGCTGCGGCCCTCCACAGCTTTCCATCCCGCGATATGCCGGCCCTCCAGCGTGGCTTTCAGGGCATAGTCCTCCAAATCTTTAAGCCATGACGCCACTTCTCTGGCACGTGTCAGAATTTCGCCAACCTGGTCATCATTGAGGGTCAGCGCACCCGTCGTCTGGATGCTCTTTGCGCCGTCGCTTCCCGTACGGGCAGAGTGCATTATCGGTTCTACGGTGAACATTCCCTCCGCGCGCTTACTGCAAGTGGCTTTGGCCTTACAGAACTTGCACCATTCCCCCGCCTGATAGTCCTCCACGCCGTCAAATGCACGTTTTGCGGTGGGGCGTACTACTTTTTCCGTCCATTTGATAAGCTCAGAAAGAGGTGCCTCCCATTCTCGGACGCCGCCGGCATTCGGCTGTACGATAGACATATGTATTACTTTGATGCTATCCCCGAAAATGGGGCGAAAATATCTTAGAGCGCCCCAAGCGTAAAGCATCATTTGCGGGTTGTTCTCCGCCTCTACCACGACACCGGAGCCGTTCTTGTAGTCCACAACGTCGATGCGGCCAGAACCGATCATAAGGCAGTCCGCCGTCCCAAAGCCGTCCGGCACGATGTCGGAGAAGTCCACTCGCGCCTCCAGAGCCACCGAAGGGGGCACCGGGTAGGACATGGCTAAGGCCTTCAGGTGTTCCAAATATTCGTCTGTGGCGAATTCCATGGATTTGTCGTAGTGTTCGGATTCCTTTAGCTTCTTCAGCTGCGCGTTAAAGGCACGCTTGGGCTGATTTTCGATGAAATACTGTCGGGCTTTCAGTTCAGCGATTTCGTGGGCCAGCCGCCCGGCTTCGGCATAGGTGCTTGTATTGTCCGGCATATTTTCGGTTAGCCTTGCGGAGCCGGGGCAATGCAGCCACCGGTGGGCCGAGCTTGCACCCAGCAGGGCGTGTTTCTCAGGGGGCATACCCTGTCTCACCTCTTCCATTGTTGTCCATGCGCTGTGCGCGGAAAAGTATTTCTTTCATTTTGTACCTCCTGCAAAATTTCATATCTTTGCCCCTAGAGAGCGCATATCGGTGGCGAAAGCGTCCAGTTGGTTAGGTTTCAGATCCTGCGCGCACGTAACCCCGTACTTTTGCAGTAGGGCGTTCAGCGGTCCAAGCGCGCTGGAATCCCGGCCGATCAAGTCGGCGCCGGCCTTTGCAATCAGGGCTCCTGTGATCTGCGGGGCTGCTGTGGTTGGTACGGCCGTGGAATTTGGGGTGGCGTTGGCAGCGGGCGCGTTGAAAGCCTCCGCCTGAGGGGTCTCGCTCTCATTGTGCGCATGGCAGCGGCAAGTGAATGCTTTTGCCAGTGTGGTAGCTGCCATAAGCAGATCGGGGCAGTTGATAGTTACGTTGATATCCATTGTAATTCCTCCCTGTATGTAGTTTCATTCTCCGCAGCGGTTTTCTTCCAATGCTTTCTCCGCTTCCTCGCGGGTGAGAAAGACGGTTTTCCCCACATCCGTTGCATCTACAACCCCCATAAGATCTGTGTTGAGCATCGTTCTTCCGTTAAGCATCGAAATGTCTGTAACATTAAACTTGTAAACTTTTGCGAACGGATAGGTGCAGAATGTCCACAAAGTGTCTCCTTGCTTACACGGCAGCAACACGATCCTCCCATCCTTCTCCGCCTGCACAAGTTGACGGAGGCGGTCAGGGGACATTTTGATTCCTAACCGTTTCATCGCCCTCTCGCAAGGAGGACAGATAGTGGAATCTCCACCACTTACGAACTACTCTCCACAAAAATGCAATCCATTTCTCCTATTCCTCCATCCCAGTTTCCAGTTCGATGATTTCTTCTGGCTCCATCTGTGCTGTCTGCCCAACGGCTCGCTGTAGGTCTTGGTTAATCATTCCTCATCATCCCACTCTATTCCCGTTGTAGATGACTACCATAGAGGGGAATGGGGCGCGATCGTATGTGTTGCCGTCCTCATCCGTGAAATGCAGCCGCCCGCGCACAAAGCGAATTTCCGCGCATCCATATATGTAGTCGTGAAAATAGGCCGTGTCTGTTCGGGCCGGAATCAGCAGGACAACCGTTGTCCCGTTCCGAGATTCTTCGTAGGCTTTGCGCACCCACTTTCCGATTTTCCGTCCGTATGGGGGATTACAGAATACAGCACCGCCGCCTGCTATGCTCCACGGGTTTTTTATCCCATCGATTTCCGGGGTGTAATATTGCGGACATTTCGCGCTTTTTGAGGTCGCTGCCGCATCAAGGGTGAAATGAAATTCCTGGTTAAGTTTGTCAAAAAAGTCTTGTGGCGTGCAATAGTCCATTTTTTGCTGCTTAATAAGGATGCGTTCATTTTAATGTTGTTCCTCCGCTATTTTCGGGGTATTTGCCGCAAATGCCGTGCGCGTTCGTCTGCCCCTGGTTGGCTGCCTAATTTTCATGCTTGACGGCTTCTTCCCTTGTGATATAGTGGTGAATTCCAGGGGCGCATTCACGCCAGCGGTTTGTATCAAAATTGGGGATCTCAATTGTTTGTCCGACAATGTATTCAATTTTCGGGCTGTAGGCGTAGTCGCTCAACACCCGATCCCCAGCGGGGTGTCCTGCCAGATCTGTAATGCTGATCACCCTCGCCTTGCTGGCCCTGCATTTGCGACTTGTAGCCGACGAGCGAAGGGCGTCATATGGAATTTCCAGCTCCACGATTAAATTATTGGCCTTTTTGTAAGCTGTGTATGTGCCAGTCTCCGGGCATTGCAGAGGATAAAATGCAGTATTCGAATCCCACGACAGAGTATCGATATTTAACACCTTGGACAGGTTGGCCCCGGACAGATTGGCTCCGGACAGGTCAGCCCCGGACAGGTCAGCCCCGGACAGGTCAGCCCCGGACAGGTCAGCCTTTACGCCCTCCGGTTCACCCCGGAGCCATGCTGCGTGCTTGTCAAGGATATCTTTGATATTCATTTGATTTCTCGCTCCTTTTTTCAACCCACATATCTTGCGCGCCTCATGATTTGGCAACCTCCAATTCGATTCTCAGCTTTGCAATCTCAATCGCATGACGGTATGCCCGCGCGTGCTCATTGTCTCCATGCGTCTTTGTAACCGCGGCTGCAAATTCGTCGATTGTACCATAAAAGCATCCGCATGCTACACTGATGCCGTTGTCTGCGTTGCGGAAAAATGTTGTCGTGCCGTTACGCGAACCAATACAGGATATCCAATATATGTCCCGCGGGCCTTTGACTAGCGCATTGCCGCCGACCCACGCATTGCCGCCGACCCACGCATTGCCGCTGACCAATGCATTGCCGCCGACCCACGCATTGCCGCCGACCCACGCATTGCCGCCGACCAATGC